TCCACCCCGCGGCGGTGTAGCTCGGTCGCCATGGTCCGACGGTAGGTGTAGGGGGTGATCCGATCCGTGATCCCCGCGCGCGCCCGGGCCCGCTCGAAGCCCATGCGGATGCTGGCCAAGGGACGATCGTTGTAGGTGATCCAGTAGCCGGTCCAATTGCCGTCCAGCCATTCATAGGCCACCCGGGTCATGGGGATGACGGAGCGGCCCTTGTGGGTCGGAGCCTGGCCCGGCGGGAGTAGGTCGATCCTACGATCCTGGAAGTTCAGCTGAGCGCGGCTGAGCTTCAGGACGGCATCCGGCCGGGCCAGGGTGACCAAGGCACCAATGATCCACTGACGTACCCACGGAAGACCCTCGCAGGCATTCAAGTGGGCGGCGATCTCCTCTTGGGAGGCGCGGTAGTAGTGGGTGCGACCGACCTTCGCCATGATGATGAAGGGGCCCGAGGCCAGTTCTCGTTTGCGCACGGCTCTGCGGATCGCGGCACGGCCCACGCCGAGAATCCGATTCACGGTCCGGGGTGCCAGTTCGCGCTTGGAGCCCTGCGAAGGAAGGGCATCCACGAATTCCTCCAGGCGCTCTTCAGTCATGTCGCTGATGGACTGCTGGCGCCAGAAGGTCTTCCAGTGCTCGATCGCGTAGGCGGCGAACTTTGCACTGACGACTTTCTTGCCGCGGTTCTCGTAGTAGCGCATCAGCACGTGCTCAATGGGCGCGTCCGGTTCTTTGTCCCGGTGGCCCCTGGCGATGTAGTGCTCGGCAAGTCGCCGCTGGGCGAGTTCAAAATCTGCTGTGCGCGTCGATCGCTGGCGAGTCTGTCGTTTGTCGAACCAGGTGATATACCAGTTGTCCGAGGCCCCATCCGATCGTTTGGCGAGCCAGAATTCCCCGAGCTGGAATCGTTGTTCTTTTTGCATTGCACTTCCCGGTCGGCAATGAATTGGTCCAGGTGATCCTGGCGGAAGCGGATCTTACGAGGCGAGGGGCGGATGTAGGCAATACTCCCGGCGGCTCGAAACCGTCGTAGCGTCGAGAGTGAAAAGCCCAGATACGCCGCAGCCTGGCGCTCATCGAGCAATTGCGGTAGGGGTGTAATCATCGCTTCGCCTTCTCAATCTCGCGGATCGCCCGACGCATGGAGTGTTTGGGCAGGCAATACGCCTCCACGAACACCCACTGCATCACAAACCAGGTCACGATGGCTTCCCAGTGATGTCCCTTGCGCCACAGAAGACGAATCGCAGTCATCCAACTGTTGCGGCGCATTACGTTCTCCTCGGAATCCGTCGAGGGACAATCTTGGGTAAGCGGATAACTCGCGATGGGCTCTCCGGTTGGAACAGCAGAATCCCTTGCTCCATGAGCCACATCTGCGTGCGCACCATGCCTTCGAGCAGCATCAACCGCCGCTCTGAATAGCTGTACTCGCTTTTTTGCTGCCCATCGCACACGGCATGGCAGGCGGAACAGCCGAACGTGGCAAACACGTCCGGTGCTTTGATCCCAGTACCAGAAAGCTCGATCATGCGTATATGACAGAGGACAGTGGTGTCGGGGTTGCCATTGCATACGATGGGTACGCGAATCAGACACGGCTGGCCCTGGGCTAACTGGCGCAGATCTGGCATTCATGCAGCCTCTCCGTAATGCTCTGAGGCGTATCTGGAAACCTCCGCGGCCAACTCAGGCTTACTCGTTTGCAGGATGTTTGCGCAAACGGTCATCATGTCGGACATAATCTTCCCGAAATCAACATCGTCCGGCACTTCGTCGTAACTGATGCTGCGGGGAATGGTCAGGATCTGACCCTGCAACGTTACGAACGCTTCCGCGTGGCCTGCTTCGAGTGCAACCGCGTAGCGGAACATGTCGAAGGTGGGGTAGCTGTGCGCGTACTTCTCCGGCAGGTTCTCATAGGTCAGATTCAGCAGGGCCATGCACTGCTTGTGGTGTTTGTAACTCCTCGGTTTCACCACATCGGCGCGATATGCATGGCCCTGCTTGAACCGCTTGCACTGAGCAGCGCTCGCCTCATCGGCGGGCATGAAGCCTGAAAGAGTTCGCTTTAGATAGATACGCGCCATGGTGTCGTCGCCAATTCTCGGAAGATAACGGGAGCCGGATATTGAACTTTGCCTCGTGCGCGATAGCGTCTCTCTCGGGCGTTCCGGCACTCGCGACATTGGCCCTTCTTCGGCTTCGGATGGCCGTTGATACACGTCAGTTGACCTGTCCTATATCGGCTCATGCCGCGGCCTTCATGCGCTCGATGATGACGTTGATCTGATCGCGTTCCTCTTTGTGCAGAAGCTTCCACGCGGCCGTGTAGGTCGCCTTGTCCGCACGTGCTTCGTTCCAGATGTCAAACACGGCGTCGTCGATGCCCACTTTGAGCGCTTCAACGAAGCGCTTTCCGAGAGCCTGGGCCGGCGTCAGTACATTGTGCACTTCCGCATCCGCCTCAACAGCCGTTGCCTCGGTAGGGATGCAGAACGCTTGGAAGCAGGCATATTTGTAGGCGATGGACATGGCCTTGTTCGACGCCTTGTCGCCAGAATCCATCGCCTCACCGACGATCGGCCCAACCGTGTGCTTGGAGCCATCCTCAGCGGCGATGAAGTCGAACTCCATATCGACTGTCACGTAGAAGAGCGCATTGCCCTTCGCGCTCTGGCGTTCCACCACTTCGCGCTTTGTAACGCGCGGCAGGACGAGCAGGCCATGGTGGGAAAGGAGAGGCGCCAGCGCGTTCATCACGTCATCGACACCACGATAGTTGAAATTCTGCTGCTGGTTGCGCTTATCCTTGCCGATGCCGACCTTTGCGATGTCAGCCATCACGGCGGCAATCTTCTGATAGACGATCATGACCTTCTCCAGTAATCACGCTGCTTCTTCAACTTCACGTAGAGGCTGTCGTAAGGCTGCCGATCTTTCGCATTGGCTTCCAAGGGCCCCATCCCCAACTCACCGACTCGCTTCACTACTTCCATCTCGTGCTCGCTCAACGGCTGCAAGGAGATCGGTGAGTCGTATTTGTAGCGGCTACGCACCATGGATCCACTCGCGGACAGCGCGGTCCGTAGCCTGAAACGATTCGCGCTCAGCCTTTTGGCGGGCGAGCAGCGCTTTGTGGTACGACGGCCACCATGCCCAGCCTTCAGCCTCCTGGCGCTGGCGTTGCTCCAACTCCTGTTGGTGGCATGCGGCATCGTGGGTGTCGTCGTCCATATCTACTCAGCCTGAGTGCGCATCAAAGACGGCAACTGGCGCAGCGGTATCCGAGGCTCGCGGACCAGATATGCAACCGGATTCCCCCGGATCGTCTCGATGCGGATGTAGCTTTCGACATCACGACCCTTGTTCTGCTCGAGGATGTCCGCGATCTGCTGAACGGTCATGTCGGGTTTGATCTGGATGTTCATGACGGCTGATCCAGTGCCGCTCTGACAACCTGCGCCTGCTCTTTCATCAGGTCGTTGAGTTCGGTGCGAGCCTTCGGATCGCCCATTGCAGCGCGGGCGATCGCCGCTCCGATGAGGTTGGAGTACTCTTGGTAGGCCTGGGATTCCATTGCCTGGAACAGCTTGTCCAGGTACGTCACTGTCTTCACTTGCGGCTCTCCCAGAGTGTTAGTTCAGACGCTCGAGACCGTTGTGCGGCACGAAGCGATAGAGTTTCGAACCATCGAGGGAGGTGAGGTGATAGGCATCCGGCATGTAGTCGCCGGGTGTCGGCTCTTTGGCCGTTACGCGAAGGGTCAGGAAACCGACCTTGACCTGGCTGCCGACTTCCCAGCTCTGCTTGCTCTTCGTGATCATCTCGTCTCTCCATCCAGATTCGGTATGGAGAGACAGTATATGCAGAAACGGGATGAAGTCAACCCGTCAATGCATATATTTTTTCGAGCATTTTGTGTGCGCTGCACACACAGATTGATCAGTGCTTATCGGGGAACTTGGGGGGCGGGAGGAGAGGCGTGCGCCGGGGGGAGAGAAGTACAGGTACTTTTTCTGCTCCTTCCGGCAACATTTCTTCGACCAACTTCAGAACAACCTTGCGCTGATCCGGAGTGAGCTGTCGCAATTGGTACAACAGTCTCACTTCGGGAAGGGTGATATCCATGCCCCAGACCTCTTCTGGATTCCACAGTAATTCTCCGCGAATAATTGAGACAGGGACGCCGAAAAACTCTGACAGTGCTTCTGCTGTCTTGGTTTTAAATTCGGTTGATTCCCCGCCATACAGCCTCGCTAGTGTGGACTGCGAAGGGACTTTTGTCTTTCCTTTTCCTTTGCCCCAGCGTTCTAGGGCTTGGTGCAATGCATAAATATTGACTGTGTTATCGGGCTTCCAGAACTCCGTTTGGTCCGTGCAGAGCCATTCGAGGATCTCTTTGGGCGTTTTCTTCATGCGAATAGTGTCGATACGGCTCTAGACTGGGTCAAAGTCGTCGCGCGAACGGGTTGCATTCGTCCCGCGAACGCATATACTCGGGCAATGGATGCACGTCAGATCATCGACGAACTCAAGGCGCTGGGGCTCACCGAATACAAGATCGCCAAACGACTAGGAACAGTTTCCCAGTCCACGGTCAATCGAATCGCCACTGGCGAGACCCCGAATCCGAGCTACCGAGTCTGGCGACAACTCTCTGAGTTGCTTGCTGAACTGACGATTGCTCGGTCAGCCAAACCGCCCCTTGTGCGGGCGAGCGCTTAATTGTTGTTCTGATGACTACTGTGACACAACGGGAAGTCATCGCAAGCGCGAGCCAACATAACTCAGCGGCGTTTTTTGACCCACTGCCGCACAACAACATACACGTTGAGCAGCAGCACGATCGCAATGCTGCGCAGCACGGGATGGTCTATTTCCGTGCCCGCGACGTTCATCCGGGGTTTTTCTGTGTCAGCTCCAGGACCGAACTGACACCCCGCGCTGCAACAGGATTGGCCAGCAGCCAGCACGATATCGCAACGATCCCGACGCTGACCACGAGAGCCAGCACGAAAAGCGCTTTATTCGCCACAACATCCCCTGTTGATTCTTGTGGCCGCAGTGTAACTCGAGTTTTTCATGTGCAATGCCGCGGAATCCTACCGCGTCGCGTTTCCCTAGCCCCGTCCATACAGCCGCGTAATGGCGAGGTGCTGCCCGTCGAAGATCGGCAGCCGGGGCATCCGTGAGCATCCAAGCGATGGCATGGGCCATCGAGCAACAGGAAGTCACAGACCCTATCACTCAACTGGTGCTGATTTGTCTCGCCAACTACGCCGCGGCGGATGGGAGCAGTGCGTATCCAAGCGTCATGCGCTTAGCCAGTGACACCCGACTCAGCGAGCGGACAGTACAGTACCAACTGCGCAAGCTCGAAAAGATGGCCCTCATTCGCAAGGATAATCCAGCCATCGTCGCGGCTCGTATCGACAGGGCTGACAAGCGTCCGAACTGCTACGAACTTTTGATGAAACCACGGGGTGCACCGTATGCACCTCGTAAGACTACGGGGTGCACGCCACGACAGAGCGGGGTGCATTTGACGACAGAGCGGGGTGCACCACATGCACCCAATCCTTTCCGAGATCCGTCAATTAACCATAAGAGCGTTTTGAAAACGATTCCAGAGGTGGATCAAGAGATACGCAAGCGTTTTGGACGCGCCGTAGACAGCCTGGCGCAGCTCAAGAAGTTGAGCGCGAAGTGAGAACCGAGAACCAGATCCCGCGCAGACAGCAGGGCACCTGCGTTTCATCGAGCGTTTCGGGATTCCGAAGAATGCGTTGTAGAAGTTCTGTCATGTCGTTTCTCACGACGCCACAGTAGCAAGAAAGATGCCAACAGGTCAGCAGGCGCTCAATGACAAACAAACCACTCGACCCGATCAACCAAGCCCTCCTGGGCTGGTATGGTCTCAACCCCAAAAAGGACTCGGATTTGTCTACATCGACGCAGGCCCCTATCGCATCACCCGCACGGGAAAAAAGTACGAATGCCATCGGGAGTGCTACTACCTCGGCACCAGCAACTGCGCTGACGAAGCCAAACAGATCTGCACGGACCACGCTGCGGCTCAAACGCAATCGGTGAAGACATGAAGTTAGAAATCGATGTTAACTTGTACATCCACGATTCGATCGATGTTCCCAACCCGTTACTCAAACAAATACTGGAGAAGGTAAACACCATGTCAGTTGATCTCACGAAATTGCAGGCGGCCATTGCGGCCGAAGACACGCTGATCGATTCCGCTGTGGCTGCCATCAGCGGCTTTCCGGCCGTGGTGGCTCAGGCGGTGAAGGACGCCCTGGCCGCGAACAACGTCGCGGACGCCGCGGCTCAGCAGGCGGCCGATGCGGCAGAAGCGGACGTGCAGGCCAAGGTCGCCTCCTTGACGCAGGCGTTGACGACCAACGTTCCCAACGCGCCGACTCCTTCGCCGTAACCATCGGGGTGCGGGGTTATAGCCCCGCGATCCCTTCACTGAGGGTGTTTCATGGCAAGTGACCTGCGCTCATCCGGCTTCGTGCGCGAGACTCGCGGTCCCAACGGTCAGTTGATCTATCGCATCTGGGCGACTGAGGATCGCGTGTATCAATACACGGCTCCCAAGCATCAGGACGCCGCCGCCCTCGAGCGATCTCGCACCTACGCCTGTACCGAACTGCAACGTCAGATGACAGAGGCGGGATTGACGCTCGCTGACTTGATTCCTCCCACCGATCCCCGTGGAGTGACGCTGAAATGACCTACCGAACCAACGATAGGATCGAAAATCCCACCCAGGACGATCAGAACCTGAAGCACATCCGCGAGCTGTGCGAAGCGGAGCTTGCGAGCAACGACGATGGGAACGCACTGCAGCTCGCCCGCGATGTGCTGCAGAAGCTCGGTCCTGCACCTCCGAGTGCAATCGGGCAATGAGAGCGGCCCGAAGAGACGACAACGAGGCGGCTCTGCTGCGCCTCGTGGAGCCTCTGGGCGGCCTTTGGCTTCAGTCTGGCCCGATGGATGGCTGGCTGTGGGATCGCCGCTCTTGGCATTTATGCGAGGTTAAGCGACCGGACAAGGAGGGCAGGAAGCACGAGTTCACGGATGACCAGAAGCGTCTGATCATTCGGCTGAATGAGAGGCGTATCCCGTTCCACGTCCTGCGCACCGAGGACGATGTGTTGAAACTTTTGAATGCGAGACAGACCGCATGAGCAAAGCGTCACTCGAAACCGATTGTGTCGTGCTCAGTGATGGTCGGCAGATTCACGTTCACCGGATGAAATTTCTCCCCGAAGTGGGGGTCGCGACTATTCGCAATCCCAATGATGGACGACATCACCCCAAACTCGACGGGGTCGTAGCGGAGGCTGATGTTGCGCTCGAGGCATGGGCCCGATGGGGGCGGATGGCTCTTTCAGGTTTTCCGGCCAGCACAGTCCTCGCGCGCGTCATCGAATTCGGGATTCTAGGGGCAGCCGCCAGATTGGGCGTCACCACGGCGGTTGAAGTCGATCAGCTCTGCGAAATGGTCGAGCGAATCGTCATGAAGCTCGAGGAGATCGACCGGTTGGTAATCATTTTGCACTACCTCCGATGGCAGCCGATCGATGTATCGGCCAAACAGTGCTCCATGGAGCCAACCACCTTTCGAAAACGACTTTCCAACGCGAGACGTGAAGTCGGTCACCGTTTGGAAGGAATAAAAATTGCGTGGTCACAGAACACTATGTAGTGTGGAAACCTGCACATAGCCACCGAACCCCGCCGCGCGCGGGGTTTTTTATTGGGAGAACCCGTTGCCCACCGTAACCAATCCTGTTGCGGTGAGCCTGACTGTCCCGACGCTCTTCAGCGACGGCACCCCGATCCCGGCCGGATTCATCACCCAACTGCAGTACGGCTTCGGAACCACGGCCGGTGCGTACACGGTCATCTTCAACGACAACGTCGTCGCCACCAAGAAAGCCTTTGTGCCGGCTGTCACCCTTGAGCCAGGCACGTGGTATGGCGCGGCGCGGTTGGTCACCCCGGATGGCCCCGGAGAGTGGGGCAACGAGTCGAGCTTTCAGGTTATCGCCCGCATTCCGAAGGTCATTACCGATATGCAGATCACCGCCGTTCGAACGCTCACCACGGCGCTCGCGGCACCCGCCCTCTCGAGTTCAGTCAGCGGATCGACGGCCACGCTCAATTGGACCGCGCCGACTCCGACCGGCCAGAGCGTCATCGCCGGCTATCGGGTCTACAAGTCGAGCTCACTGAGTGGCACGTACACCCAAGTGGGTGGGGCATTGCCTGCAAACCAGCTGAGCCTGACGGATACGCTCTCTGCGACGAGTTTCTACAAGGTCGAGGCATTCGATCAGTTCACGACCGGAAGCCGTTCTACGGGCGTCCAGTGCAATCCGATAAGCGCGGGAGCGATTCGGATTCATCCCGGCCATGGTTTCCACATGGACAACCAGTTCTTCCCGGGGAACCAGGTCTCCACGCTTCAGGCCGCCATTGCCACCATCGCGAACCCGGCGAACGCCTGCAACCGGGTCAACATCAATTTCACCTGGTCTGCGATCTCCGATGCCGCGCTGACCAATGGCAAGCAGACCTTCACCACATTCCGGAACAACCTGACGACGGTGCTGAACATTCTGCGAGGCCAAACGCAGAAGAAGGTCTATCTATCCTGCAAGCTCTGGCAGGGTGCGTTCTATTCGACCCACAGCGGCTCAACCACCTCGGTTTCCGGCAGCACCATCACGGACTCCGCAGGCTTTGGCAGTACGGGCTGGACGTATTGCAATATTGGTAACCGGACCTATCCGGTGACATCGAGCACGACGACGACCGCCACTCTCTCAGGGTATTCCGGAGGAGGGGGCAGTTACCTCCTGGGCAAGCAAAAACAAGTCGATGGCAGTTACTGGCCCGCGTGGATGCCGGCTTCGTGGATCAACACGTTCTTTCAAACCAATACCAACGCCCGGGCGCAGTTGGATTCAGATAATCCGGCTATGTGGGCCGCGAAGCAGGAGATGTATATCGGGGTGGCGCAGGCCATCTCTGATTTGGACACCGACAATCGAATCGATCTCTTCGCCACCGCGGATGAGTCGATCGATGCGAACGTAGACATCAACGGCGGTTCTATCCAGAGTGATTCCAACTATCAAGCGCAGTTGATTGCCTGTCACCAGGCCATTCAACCGTATTTCGCGCCGCGCATGGTCTGGTGTCCTGCCTCCTACCTCGCGACTAATGAAGTTCCCGGACTCACGGCTCTTTACCAACAATTACAGGCGACGAGCTCCAACGGCTTTGGTTATGGCGGTCCTGACACGCCTTTGTTTGGCGTCCATGGCACCGCGACCAGTTGGTATACCACCTTCCTGCAGTTGATCACCGGCAACGTCGGAACACTCGGAGATATCCGCGACAACGTATTCAAGATTGGCAACAGCGAAGGGCCGGGACTCGGAACAGGATCCAGCTACGCCAACTGTCCGCCGCCTTTGAGCACGGCTCAAGCCACTTATGTCGATGCTTGTACCCGGAATGCGGTTCCCGCCGTGGGCTCCCGACCCGCTCACACGGGAATGGGCTGTCAGATCATGATCTGGCCTTGGCAATCGCGCTTTTGCCTGAAATCAAGTGATCTCATCACTGTGATCAACGCCAACAACGGCGCCGTCGGTGCATTGCCTGCTGGCAACTGGGATACCTCGCCCTAATGGCGGGCTATGCGTTCGTGGCTGACGGCGGCTACACCTCGAAGCTCGCTGGCGGCAGCATGACGCCTGTGATGCCCAGTTTCAGCGCCGGCAACCTCCTGTTGCTGCAAACGGGTGCCAACAGTATTACGTTGGGTCCTCCGACCATCTCCGGGTGGACGAAGCTCACAACCAACACGACGGTGCCGTGTGATGCCATCTACGGACTCGTGGCTGCGGGCGGCGAGACTGCGCCCACATTAACATGGGATGCCAGTCACCAGGCCTATTCCCGGATCGTGTCCTTCAGTGGAGATGTGTACACCGATCTCTCCACGATCGTGGTACAAGCCTCAGAGAGAGCGACTACTTCGACCGGAAAGATCGCGGTCAACAGTACGTCTGCTCCCAGCATGGCGAACTGTCTGGTGATTCGCGGTGGACACTGCATCAAGACGGCGACCAACAACGGGGCCAGCTTCAATGACTGGATTACCGATTCAGGAATCTACACCAAGATCGGCAGTACGCAGTTGGTTCAAAGTGGAACCGCTCTCGCGGCCGCATTGTGGTACGACAATCAAGCTGCTGCGACGGCGACTTCATCCGACACCGCAGGACTGACCAACACCGATTCGAGCGGCAATACACAGGGTTACACGCTGATTTTGCAGCCGTTGGTACTCAATCAGCTTCGCACACGCGCCCTCTTGGGCGTAGGAGTTTAGTTTGACCGATAACGCAACTCTCCCCGCAACTGGCTCAGTTGTAGCGGCCGATGATATTGGCAGTGGTGTTCTCGCTCAACGTGTCAAACCCGTGTGGGGAGCAGATGGAACAGGGACCGACGCTCAAGTTGCTCAGCCATTGCCCGTGCAGACGACTGTTGAGACATCGCAAATGTCCAACGTCGGCACGATCATTACCCCGAAGTTTGCCAGCATCAGCGTGTCGAGCTCGGGTGATAACAGCATTGTTGCAGCGGTCACGAGCAAGAAAATACGCGTGCTCTCCTACGTGATCGTGGCTGATAACGCGGTCGCTGCGAAATTCCGTAACGGCACGACGGATGTGATGGGCGCTGCGTCACTCAGCGCCAATGGTGGGATCGCAGCTCCCTACAACCCGGCCGGTCATTTTGAAACCGCCGTGACCACTGCTTTGAACCTCAACCTCGCCAGCGCCGTAGGCGTACGCGGGCATCTGACATACGTGGAGATTTGACAATGCCCGCATCGACCTATTTGGCCAACAAGATCGCGAATCACGTCTATCGCGCGACGACCTTCACGAGTCCTACGACAGTGTATGCGGCGCTGTTCACTTCGACCGCAAGTTTGGCCGAGATCAAAGCCGGCACCCTCACCAACGAGGTCACTGGCGGTTCCTATGCCCGAGTCGCGGTGACCTTCAACGCGCCCACGGATGGCGATGGATCAGCCACGACCACGACCTTTCCCACGGCTACCGCCGGATGGGGCGTCGTGCGATATGTGGCCATCATGGATGCGAGTACCGCCGGCAACGTGCTGAGCTACGCGCAGCTGTCGAGCGATGTCACGGTGAACTCGGGTAACACCTTCCAGTTCAATAGCGGGGCGCTGGCAGAAACGGTTGACTGATGCTGCTCCTGCTCAAATCCCCAGCCGCTGGTACTGCGGCTGCCACTCTCGGGCTGACTCTCGGCCTGGCAGGCATTCCGGGTACGACGGCCAGCTTAGGGATCACTGCGAGCCTCACGACTCCGGCTGCGATCGAGGTCAATCTATTCGGCATCCAGGATATCCACCTCGGGTTGGTGGGAATCCCGATCGGCTTTCTCACGCGCTCCGCCTCGTTCGATACGCAGCTTGGCATGGCGGCGGCGGGTGGATTTGGCGTATTCCCGCTGATGAATATCACGCTGGGATTGAGCGGTACCGTGGGCTCTTTCTTGCAGTCCACGGCCACCCCGGACATCACCCTAGGAGTCACCGCCTCAGGGGTTACGCCGGGTGTCGGCAGCCTGTCCACTGTGTTGGCCTTGGCAGGCGCCCCGCAACTCTCAGGCGGAACCCTCACACCGACCGCTTCAGCAGGGTTGCAATTGACGCTGGTAGGCTCTTCCGTCATGGGCGCGGGGAGTCTTGTGAATACGACTCTGAATTTGACGGGTGTACCGGCGATCAAGATCCCCAACCTGGCAACCGAAATGCGCTTGAGTTTCGAGACTGATGAAATTCGTCTCTTCTTCAGGAAAGGTTGATGGCTGTTCCCACTCTCAACGAAGGCTCCCGCTGTTTCATCAAGGCCAAGTTCTTTGACCGCAAAGAGACACCCCAGATCCCCACCAGCCTGAGCTACAAGGTTCAATGCGAGACTACCGGCACCATCCTGCAGGACTGGACGACCGTCACGCCCAATACCGTGGTCGAGGTTCAAATCGACGCTACGCTCAACAAGATCGTCAACCGCACCAACGTGATCGAGCGCAAGGTGGTGACCTTCCTCGCCAATGCCGATCCGCCGGAAAGCGCATTCACCGAAGACCAGGAATACGACCTGATCAACCTCGATGCATTCAGTTGAATAGACATCTATCTGAAAATAAATAGATCAAATAGACCACCGAAATAGACGAAATAGACCATGTACGGAGCCAAGACCGGTGGCCGCAAGAAAGGCAGCCGCAACCGAAAGACTGTTGCTCGAGAAACTGCTGTCGCTGAGGTGGTGGAGGAAGCGCTGGCCGAGCATGGCTTCAAGGGCGATGCACACGCCTTTCTGACTGCCGTCTACAAGGACCAGCAGCAACCGCTGGTTATGCGGATTGACGCCGCCAAGGCGGCTATCGGCTACGAGAAGCCCAAGCTCACATCACTCGACGCAAGTATCGATGCAACCGTTGGCAATTACGAAGCCACTCCCATCCCCGTCGAGACGCGTCATAGTGACGCCTTGGAGAGCTCAGCCGGGCCCACAACTGACGGCGATCCAGCACGATACAGTTGAAGAACTCCTCTACGGAGGTGCGGTATTTGGGGGTAAATCGGACTTCCTGCTGGGTGACTTCGCGCAGGATGTGCCACGGCCGTATGGTCGTCATTGGCACGGAATCCTGTTCCGCAAGAACTACCCTCAGCTCGAAGACCTGATCGCTCGAAGCAAGGAGATTTATCCGGCTTGGTTTCCCGGGGTGACCTGGAGCAATCAGACCAAGACCTGGACCTGGCCCAATGGCGCGACTCTGAAGATGCGCTTCATGGAGTCAGACGACGACTGGATGCAGTACTGGGGCCACGCGTACACATGGATAGGGTGGGACGAGATCGCGCTGTGGAGTAATCCAACCCCATACCAGCGCATGAAGGCACGTTTACGTAGCGCGTCGGCCAACATCCCGAACAAACGCATTCGCGCCTCCGCAAACCCGGGTGGACCGGGACACCACTGGGTGCGTGAGCATTGGAAGATTGGCGAATACCCACTGGGGAGCCACAAATTCAAGGCTGAGGATGGTTCGGGAATGTCCCGCATCTTCATCAAAGCGCGATTGAACGACAACAAGATCGGCATCGCGAACGATCCCGGGTACGAGCAGCGTCTGGAAGGAGCGGGCTCCGCGACCTTTGTGAAGGCCATCAAAGATGGTGACTGGAGTGTCATCGAGGGCGCGTTCTTCAGCGAGTTCTCTGAAACACGCCACGTGGTACGCCCTATCGAGCTACCCGGCCAATGGACACGGTTTCGAGCCATGGATTGGGGTTCGTCCAAACCCTTCAGCATCGGCTGGTATGCGGTCTCCGATGGCTCATTGAAGCAGTTCCCAACAGGTGCCTTGATCAAATATCGCGAGTGGTATGGCATGAAGGAAGGCCAACCCAACGTAGGACTGAAGCTCACTGCGGAACAGATTCGCACGGGCGTCAAGAATATACCGGGACAGAAGGATATTCCTGGCATCCTGGAGCGTGAGAAGGGCGATCGCATTACCTACAGCGTGATTGATCCATCCGCATTCCAAGAAGATGGCGGACCTAGTATTGCCTCTCGCATGGCGCCAGTTATCTGGCGGCCCGCTGACAACAAACGCATTCCGGGTTGGGATCAGGTGAGGGGCCGGTTGGTGGGCGAGAATGACCGACCCATGCTGTATTTCTTTTCAACGTGTACCCACACGATTCGGACGCTTCCGATGCTCCAACACGATCCTGGCAAAGCTGAGGACGTGGATACGGATTCTGAAGATCACGCGGGGGATGAAACCCGATATGCCTGCATGTCCCGACCGTGGGTCAGCAAGGCGCCGAGTGCCGCTCACCAGCCCAAGGATTCCTGGTCCAAAGTGTTTGACGCTCCTGAAAGCAAGAATTGGCGGACTGCGTGATATCAAGATTCCTTCATTGGCTCCGCGTGTACCGACATCGAGGCTCTGCCCGCGTGCCTTTTGGTCCTTGGCTACGATATTGCTTGTCAGGGAAATGACGTAATGGCCCGTAAAGCCAAGAAAAATCAGTCCCGCATCGCGGACGAGCTGGTCGGCAAGAACACCGATCCCGGGATTGATTCGAGTGTCGCGGATACCGGCACGTCCGAAGATCCGATGACGTCAGACCAGACTCTCGCGCGTCTGATCCGTCAGTTCGAGCAATCCGCCGATGCCACCCGGGATGCGCGCCGGGCCGCGGAGATCTACCGCGACTACTACGATGGCAAGCAGTGGTCGGATGATGAGATCAATAAGCTGAATGCCCGCGGTCAGCCGGCGATTACCGACAATCGCATCAAAGATAAGGTGGAGTATCTGCTGGGGCTGGAGCGTGAGACGCGCACCGATCCCAAAGCTTATCCTCGTACCCCTGAGGATGATCCCGGCGCAGAAGCGGCCACCGATGCGCTGCGATATGTCGCTGACTGCAACTTCTTCCAGCAGACCAAGTCCTCGGTCTTCGAGAACATGGCCGTCGAGGGTTATGGCGGTTGCGAAGTCATCGTCGATAACTCGACCTACAGCGGAACGACCAATAAGACCGTTTGCATTCGCTACATCCGCTGGGACCGGCTGTTCTACGACAGCCATTCCCTGCTGCATGACTTCAGTGATTCGCGCTACCAGGGAATTATTAAATGGATGGACCTGGACGAAGCCAAGGCGACCTACAAAGCCTTGGGCGACAAGTTCGACCTGTTCACCACCAATTCCTTCCTGCCGGCTGAAGAGACCTACGACGACAAACCGCGCTGGTTTGATCGCGGTCGCAAGCGCATTCAAATCGTCGAGCATTACTACCGGGATGGGGAGAAGTGGATGCGCGCGGTCTATACCCGCGTGGGATTCATCGAGGAGCCCAAAGAGTCCGTCTACGTCAATTGCGAGACTCAAAAGCCCGAATGTCCATTGCTCCTGCAGTCCCTATATGTCGATCGGGATGGAAACCGTTACGGGGTCGTCAAGCGCTACAAGGATCTCCAGGACGAGATCAACAAGCGGCGTTCGAAATCCTTACACCTGCTGTCAGTCAACCAGGCCACGGCTGAGAAAGGCGCCGTAGACGACGTTGAGAAAGCTCGCGCAGAACTCGCACGCCCGGACGGATTCCTCGAATATACCCCGGGAATGAAGCTCGAGGTCCGTGAGAATACGGATCTGGCGGAAGGGCAGTTCAAGCTCTTGCAACAGTCCATTGCCTCCATGGCCGATACCGGCCCGAATGAGGCCTTGTTGGGCAAGGATTCAGCCAGCAGTTCGGGTCGTGAGACGCAACTGAATCAGCAGGGCGGCTCGATTCAACTCGGCATTCTCTCCGACCGCTTGCGGTATTGGCAGACGCGGGTCATGAAAGCATCCTGGTCGCGTGTGAAGCAGTTCTGGACCGGTGAGATGTGGGTCCGGGTGACGGACGATGAGAACAGCCGCTTCATGGCGCTGAACTCGACCTATCCCGATAATCACATCCACGTACAGAAAAAGATGGCCCAGCCGGGCGAGCCGATGAACGTCCTGTCCGACATGGATGTGGATATCGTCATTGACGAAGCCCCGGATACCGTCACGCTCCAACAGGAGCAGTTTGGGGTATTGGCGGAACTGGCCAAGAGCGGTCTGCCCATTCCACCCCAAGCGCTGATTGAAGCCTCATCGCTCTCGAGTACGACCAAGCGCAAGGTCATGGATGCGATGTCCGGCAAGCTTCCGGATGGAACGGAGATTCCGCCACAAGTCCAGCAGATGCTCGAGCAGAAGGAGCAGCAGATTCAAGCTATCTCCCAGGCGCAACAGCAGAAAGCGCAGGAGCAGATCCAGGCCGAGCAGGACCTGAAGCAGCAGAAAGCCGATGCTCTGTTGGCGCAGACCAAGGCTCAAGCGGTTTTGGACAAGATTGCTTCCGAGAAGCAGGCGCTCGAGATGCAGTTCGCCGCCCGGGAACAGCAGTTGGCGGCTCAGCAGGAAATGATCAACGCCAAGGAGATTGAGTTGAAGTCGCTCCAGCTTCTGGCCGCGGCGAATCTCAAGGCCACACAGGATGCGGCCAATGCGGTGGTCGATGGAGCATCGAAAGAGCAGGCCATCAACACACTTACCTCACGGCTGGAACAGCAGCAGTCCGATCACGCCAAACAAATCTCGGATCTCGCGCTCCAGCACAACGCACAACTCCATGCTGAACGTATGAAGACGCAGAAAGCACAAAATTC